CTTGCGACACCTTCTTCCCCCGAACAAGTATCCGATGCTCCACAAACCGGTGTACGGTTGCGTGGGGTGTATGGCTTCGTTCTGGGGAGGCATCTTCTACCTTTTAACATCCCCCCTGTTCGGCTTCTACCCCCTTGAAATGGCCGTGGTGATGATTATGGGCGTAGCACTCAACTTCATCTTTATTAAACTATCGTGATACACAAAATTGTTTACAAACTCTTCAAAAAGGAGTTAACCCAAATGGTATGGGACGAAACCTACAAGCCCGATATGATGAAAGGCTTGAAATTCGCCTTGGTCTGCGAAGGCCACAAGTATTACATCTACCCGAACATCTTTGACATCCCCATTGAGCGGATGGGTCGGATCCAAGACCTCGTGATTCAGTTGCAACGGATGGTGAGCAAGGAGGAGTTGGACGTATTCTTGGAGAATATGGAAAACGCGCTGAATGCGTCAGTTTCGGGCGCAGCGGTCAAAAACCTGGCGCAAATTGGCTTTTTGGTCGGAGAAATGCGCAAAAGGAAGGAAATGCTGATTCACCCCGATGTGATGATGGAGTTGGCCGGGGCGGTCTTGATTCGTGAAGACCAAAACCCTGGTGAGTGGAATGCCGAGTTTGAGCAGAAAAAGGTGGAGTCTTTCAAGAAGGCATACCAAGGCAAGGAGTTGTACGATTTTTTCGTTTTAGCCGGGCTGAGTCAATACTTTCCCAATATCGCACATTTAGAAGAAGATTGGACAATCTTTTGGGAGATGGCGGCCTCCCGGCTGGAAGCGACCCAGGAACTCCTGAAATCAGAGCTATCGGCTCGGAACTCTACTTCAGCGACCTAAATTGGCGTGAGTTCTTCGTCTTCCTTGCGGATGGCGATATATTTCTGTATAAGGAGTATATGAAAACATCCGTTGAGGATGTCTTAACTTTGCTCAAGCACTTCCAGGAGGAAAGGCAACGCAAGGCTAAACAAAACCACAATGGCTGATAAGATATCGGTAAGTTACGATGCGAATGTAGATGACCTCAAGAGGAAACTTGACGAACTGATCGCGAAGAATCAACAACTTGCCAATGTGGCCAATGCGGCCCAAAGGGCAATGTCTGGCCTAAACTCAACCGTTAATGCTACAAATGGAGGACTTAATCAGTCCACTACTATCATAAACAACTACAATAACTCGGTCAATACAACCAACAACAATGTAAATAAGCTGGGTGACTCTCTGCGTAAAACCCAAAAAGAGGTTTATGCGTTTGAGGGGCTTCTAACCAGAGTTGCGTCAAGAATGGCAGCTGTTTTTGCGGTTGACCAAGTAATCCAATTTGGAAAATCTATCGTTGATGTGACCAGAAAAACTGAGTTGATGCAAAACAGGCTCAACTTCGTTTTTCAAAACGCGGCAAGCGGAGAGGCGGCATTCAACCGATTGTTTGAGGTAGCCCAAAAGCTCGGCATTGGATTCCAAGAGTTGAGCGAAGGGTTTGTTTCCTTTGGTATTGCGTCACGAGCGGCTGGTTTTTCAGCCAAAACGACCGAGGACATTTTCGTTCGTGTTGCAACGGCCCTACGAGCAGCCGGTGCGGGTTCGCTTCAAACACAACGAGCCTTTTACGCCTTGCAACAAATGCTTTCCAAGGGCGTGGTTGCTGCGGAAGAATTGCGCAGGCAGTTGGGTGAAGCGTTGCCTGGCGCATCCGACTTGATGACTAAGGCATACAACCGCCTTCACCCTGCCCAACAAGTCACCAACCTTGGTTTCACAAAGTTGCTTGAGAACGGTAAGATTATATCAAGAGAAATCCTGCCTGAATTTTCAAGGGTCTTGGAGGAAGAATTTGCTCCCGCTCTTGCCGGTAAAGCGGGGTCTTTGGATGCGACTCTTACAAGAGCTTCAAATGCCTGGGAGAGGTTTAAGCTAAATATCGGTCAAACAAATTTTCAAAGCATTTCTTCGGGATTCAAGTGGCTTGAAGAAAGGCTTACGAACATAAATGCTATCCTTCAAAACTCCGAAGGATTTTGGCAATCCTATTACAAAATCGTAAACGAGGTAGCGTATGGCTCTGGGATTTTTACGGAAAGCATTACTCGTTGGTGGAAAGGCATAATGGATGACGAGAAACAGGTTGCCGCATTAAACCAAAGAGCTTTTGAGAGAGGCTCTCTTCAATACGCTGAGGGAATAAAGAACAGGAAAGATCTTGCGAAAATGACCAGGCAAGAGGTTCAGGACAGAATGAAGACCCTGAAATCAGAGATAGACGCAAAGGCCGAAATAGCAATAACCGATGAGGCTGAAGCAAAAAGACAAAGACAAAGGCTTAGGGGATACGGTATGCTAATTGAGCAAATGCAGGTCTTTGCTGAAAAGGAAAACGAAGAGTCTCAAAAAAGAGCCGAATCAGATAGTAATGCTAAAGAAGCTATCAAGGCAAGAGAGGAGGCTTTGGCAAAAGAGAATCTTGAACTTGAAAAGCTATCTCAAAATAGCGTTAAATATCAAGAGCAACTCAAAAGAGTTTATATAGCCACAAAAGCACTTAATGACCTTAAACTCGCAGATTCACCACAAGCGGCAGCTCTTGAAAGATTCAAACTTGACCAAAAGATAAAAGAGGTTGATAGGATGCTTGGAAGTTATGACCCCAACGCTCCAGAAGTTATTGTGGAGCCAGAGGTCAGTCTTGAGCCGATGAAAAGACTTAACGAAGAAATCAGAGACCTGACAAAGCAGCAGTTGGAAGACCGCGCTGCCGCCATTCAAACCGAGATTCAGTTTCACAAAGAAGGCACAGATAGGAGGCTTGAGTTGGAGAAAGCGTTGGTAATGGCAAAAGCCAACCTTGCAGCCAAGGAAGCCGAGATTCAAGGAAAGACAGCAAAAGAGATTGAGGCCATCTTTGCCAAAGCCAACATTGAAATCGCAGACCTTGACAAAAAGTTTTATAGCAATAAGAAAAAAGAGGACGAAGACTATGCCGATTTCTACAAGCGATTGCAGGACGGCCTGGATGGCTATGAGGGCAATTCCCTACAACGGAGAATCAAGGCTATCCGGGAATACTACGGTAAACTAAAAGCCGAGGCGTTTCTCTACGGACGAACGAAGGAGGAAATGGACGCGCTTGACGCAAACAGGGACAAAGCCATTTTACAAGAGAACCTTAAAGAGGTCGGCAAGTTCGTGAATGCCGCTGCTGGCATCTACGGTCAGTTCACCCAGATTCAGCAGATGGAGTACGAAAACCAAAAGGTTGCCCTTGACAACAAACTTGCGCAAGGACTTATCTCCGAAGAAGAATATAACAGACAAGTCGTTGAGATTGAGAAAAAGCGTTTTGAGCAGAACAAGCAGACTCAAAAGGTTGAGGTTCTCATAAACACCGCCTCAGCGATTGCGAGAGCATTTGCGGATCTTGGCCCGGTTGGTGGAGCGATTGCTGCTTTTGCCCTTGGCGCAATGTCCATAAAGCAAATCAGCGCGATTGAATCCGCTCAATTCCCCCAGGCATTCAAAGACGGTGTGATTGACCTCAAAGGCCCAGGCACGGAGACCTCCGATAGCATCCCTGCAAGACTATCCCGTGGCGAATCCGTAATGACCGCAGAAGAAACGAAGCGATACAAACCCGTCCTTCAAGCCATTCGGGATGGGGAGTTTGAGGCATTTGTGGCGAAGAAATACACCGGGGGAATATCGGCCCATAGGGATTCCGATTCCTTTGCTCAAAACATCTCCAATTCGTTTGAGATGCAAACCGCAGAACTTGCCAACCTGCTTCGCCAAAACCGCAAGGTGGCTGTTAAGAATGTGGACGAACTTGCGAAGGCGATTAACCAACCAAAAACAGCCCACAAGGTTCACAGAAGGAGGGCTTGGTAATGGCGAGTTTCACCGTTATTCTGGATGGTCAGACCTTGACCAACGAGCCGATGGGGTTGCAGGACACCGCCATCTCCATTCAACGAAATGAAGATCTCCCCGGCTTGTTCACCACAATGGTGTCCGACCTGGAGTTTTGGGGCGATGGCTATGAAATCCTGTATGCCTACTACAAGGCCAACGACCTATGCAAAGAGGTTTCCTGCGAAATCATTGAGGACTGCACCGATGGGTTGAATTTCAAGGGCATCATCTACCTAAGCGATGTGGAGTTCAACTCCTACAAGTGCATTGCGACCTGCTCGGTGGAGGATGATACGGTGCAGGGCCGATTGATGCGTTTGAAAGACTTGCTTGTGCCGATTAACTCGGTGAACCAAGAAACGATTAATGGGGTGTCGCTGACCAACTGCCCGTCCTACCAATTCTATACCGGCACGACCTACGGCAACCGCTTTGCATTTAAGATGTCGGAGTTATTTCAGTATGTTTTGGACTACCTGACCGATAAGACGGTCATCTTCCAAAGCGACATCTTCACGAATACGGATTACCGACCACAGATGATTGAACTCAACTGCGTGTTTTCGGTGGCCGGGTTTCCGTTGGAGATGAAATGGATTGATGTGTATGGCAACGAGATTACAAGGACTTTTGGCGGCCCTCCTGCTTTGTATCCCGTGACAAACAACGCAACCTACGCTCAAGCAATCGCCACCCTTCTAAACCAACAAGTCTTTGCCGATGCGGGAGGGAATAGTTATCAGGACATCGTGTTTCCGTATGCTGCAAGAGCGACCACGGACGGAGTGAATGACTTTGTGGAGGTGTACTTCTACCACCAAACTACCTTTACCGAAATCAATGTGCTTGTCGGGGGAGCAAGCACGGTGACGATTAACTCAACTGTTGATGGAACTTACGGGGCAAAGAACCTTTACACGACCAACACTTCGCTGATTGAGCCTACGGTTTCAATGCCATCCATTTCTTTCTCCCAACTCTTCCTTGGGATGAATGCCTTTTTCAACCTAAGCCTTTCCTTTACGAGGGTCGGGACGCAACTCTACCTTCGGGCAGACACGCAGCCTTACTTCTTCACAAACGCGCAATCGTTGGCCTTAACGGAGGCGAAAGATGTGATGCTGAAGACCGACAACCCGCTTGTCTTTTCGGTGTTGAACTACACCAATCCAACGCTGAACAATGCGTCCATCTTCTACCAGGATGCAGGATATGCTTCGGCTCAATGTGCCGAGAACGAAGCCGGTGCAACAAACTACTTTCTCATCCCGAACGATTACTACAACGGCAACGCGGCCTCACCCGCCCCAACGGGCGGTTTGTACTATGGTTTCTCTTCCACGCAAGAAAATAAGTGGATTCTTTTTGAGGAGAATGTTGATTTACCGACAACCCCAAAGACCATATTGAATATGGTTCAATCAGGGACTGTTTCTTCTATCAATCAGCAGAACGCAATTATATCCTACCCAATATCCTTCACCTATGCCGGTTCGTGCATTCACCCCTTTGCCGCAAAGAACTACCTCTTCCGCGCTCCTTTGGGACTCCGCTATGCCGGGTATTTGTTGGCGAACAATCTGCCTATTAAGATAGCCAAATCGCTCTCCTTTGAATACCCATTGAGCAGAGCAGACTTCAATCAGATCAGCAACAACCCAACTCAATACATCGTTGTAAACGGCACGAGAGGATGGATTATGAGCGTAGAGCATAATCTAAAAACAGGAATGACTACCTTTGAACTTCTAACGGAATGATTACTCCCAACCAACCCATTGTCTGCGTAGATAGCACTCTTGGAACAACCAATTACACGCCATCGGATTGGACAACCAAACTATCCTACTATCAGGGTGATGCGACCCTTATTCCAGGCACGGGCGTTGAGTTTGGTGGAGGCGCACCATCCACGAAGGTTATTTACACTACCAAGCCTCCCTGCAAGAACGCCATCCTCCGGGTCAATGTGACGAGTCTCACCCTTGACCCTGGATGCACAGCTACGCTTGTTGGGTTGAATAACTTGAACATTGACTCGGTTGGTTGGTGGCAGATTCCAATTACTTCGGTTGCTTTTGAGGTCATTATTTCTTGTGCTGGGTCGTTCATTACGATTACGGATATGGAGATTT